TTACAACTCAGCTTGAGTTTGAAGTTCCTCTACAGGGTGATAACGATAAATCGTCGATATACCGATATCGTAAATAATTGCCAACTGTTTCCTGCTATAGCCATTTTTGATCAGCCTTGCTATTTGTTCATGTTGCTCTTTTGTCAGTTTCGGACGACGTCCACCAATACGCCCCTGTGCACGTGCTGCTTCAAGTCCGGCCAGTGTTCGTTCAACTATTAATTCACGCTCCATTTCCGCTAAAGCCCCCATGACGTGAAAAAAGAAACGTCCCATGGGTGTTGACGTATCAATGCTGTCTGTAAGACTACGGAAGTTAACCCCTTTTTCCCGCAGTTCCTCAATAAGAGTGATGAGGTGTTTCATGCTTCTGCCCAGCCTGTCCAGCTTCCAGACAACGAGCGTATCTCCTTCTGATAACGTTCTGAGCAGCTTTTTCAATCCCGGTCGGGCTGACTTTGTTCCGCTGATTTTATCCTCAAAAATCAGTTCACATCCTGCGCAGTTCAGTGCGTTTCGTTGTAAATCTGTATTCTGGTCATTTGTTGACACACGAATGTAGCCAATTTGCATGAAAAATATCCTCTTTGTTTTGTTAAAAATACATAGCTGGTATAGGTGGGAGTTAAGACGAAAACGTTGGTTTGGGGGAAGGCTCTGCACTGCCCGTTGGTGTGCCTGTTCCGTGGCCCTCAGCCACACCGCCAGCAGGGTGGCTGAAATGTAACGGAGCAGCATTTTCTTCTGAAATGTACCCCAATCTGGCAAAGGCTTACCCCGCGAATAAATTACCGGATTTACGGGGTGAGTTTATTCGTGGCTGGGATGACGAGCGCGGGATTGATCCTGGTCGCCAGTTGCTTGAGTGGCAGAAAGGTACTTTGGTTGGTGGTAGAGATGACAATGATGCCGCAGTTGATATTTCATATATGAGTAACGGAAATAGTATTGATTACGGTGGCGATAAAACATTTTCAACGAATTACCGGAGTGATTATTTATGGTATGCAATTCTGGGTAACGTCACTGGTCGTGCCAAAGCTGCTTTAAGTGGGTCCTTTTTTAATGTAACTCGTCCACGCAACATCGCCTTTAACTACATTGTGAGAGCAACATAGAAACGTTGGTTTGGGGGAAGGCTCTGCACTGCCCGTTGGTGTACCTGTTCCGTGGCCGTCAGCAACACTGCCAGAGGGATGGCTGAAATGTAACGGCGCAGCATTTTCTTCTGAAATGTACCCCAAACTGGCAAAGGCTTACCCCGCGAATAAATTACCGGATTTACGGGGTGAGTTTATTCGTGGCTGGGATGATGGGCGAGGAATTGATGCGGCACGCGCTTTATTGAGCATTCAAAACGGGATGTTGGAAAAACACCGCCATATTGTTGTAGCTAACGATGGATATGACACAAAAGATGAATGGGAGTTGGCCACGATTTTCAAAAAAACATATACACAAGGCAGGGGGCTTGATGCCACAAATACAGGAGGGAGTTTGATTCCATCACCAACGCTTCATTCACGAGGAAGTATTGGTAACACAGGTGGTAGTGAAACCCGCCCCCGCAATATTGCATTTAACTATATCGTGAGGGCGGCTTAGTTATATTCAACTGGCTGCTGCCAGAGGCATTTCCGGCCAGTTGATATCCGGTGCAGTGCTGATGTCAGTCGCATTAAGCACATCTATGAAATCAAGCACGGCGTTTAGTTTTTCCGTCTCCTGGGGCGTCAATCGGCGTCCGGCTCGTAGTTTGAGATTTATAAGCTCAACAGATGCCATTGCCTGTTCCTCAAGTTGCTGACGATGCGCTCCGGCAGCTTCCAGTTCTGCTGCGTGCTGTCGTCCCGCATCTGTCACCCAGGTCTCACCATCCCAGACATCATAGATAGTAGCTGGCTGTTTCACCGTCGTATCAGGAGGGTAATCTCCCGGTTGTGTGATTTGCACAGCGTTACCATTCTCTGTGCTGTAAACCGTTTCGCCTCTGTGGTCTGGAACATATTTCCAGATGTTCTGGTCGGTATCACGACAGACAGCGAAGCCGGGGCGTTTTTCTGGTGGCGCGTCAATGCATGAGTGAGCCGGAATTCCAACACCATAAGCGAGATACTCAACAGTGGCAGAGAGATATTCACGGTTTTCAGCATCGTAGTTATAAACGGTAATATCGCCTGCAGTTATAGCGATACCATTCTGATCAAGTACTGCAGCAGCATTATTCATTAAGTAGCCCTTACAATATAGTTAAACGCAATATTACGGGGGCGGTTTTCCGTTCCTGTATTCCCTCCGTTGGCACCTAATCTATAAACACCACGAGTGCCAATAGCACGTAGTGAAGATGGAACTTTTACACCTGACTCATCTGTTTTAACAATCCCGCCATCACCGTATGTAGCCAGTATACCAGGGTTTGTTCCTGCACGGGTGCTATTTGCGGCAAGCCCTTCACCAGTCCATAACTCCATATAGTGAATATGATCTATAACCGAATGTGATTGTGCATTAAGCAAGGAACGCCCTGAATCAATTCCCCGCCCGTCATCCCAGCCACGAATAAACTCACCCCGTAAATCCGGTAATTTATTCGTGGGGTAAGCCTTTGCCAGTTTGGGGTACATTTCAGAAGAAAATGCTGCTCCGTTACATTTCAGCCACCCTGCTGGCGGTGTGGCTGAGGGCCACGGAACAGGCACACCAACGGGCAGTGCAGAGCCTTCCCCCAAACCAACGTTTCTATGCCGCCCTTACGATGTAATTAAACGCAATGTTACGGGGGCGGGTTTCAGTTGCGCCGACAATACTGGTACTTAGACCCGTTGCTGTTCGTTTGTTATTTTTATTCCCTTCGATCAGACAGTTGTAATCGTCATTACCAATTAACGAATTGGTGGCATCAATACCGTCCGGTGACAAGGCATTAGTTGTGGAACTTAAAGTCAGCATCTCGTCTGAACTTGGAAGATTTTTTAATGGGATTTCATTGCGTGAAATACCCGCATAAAAAAAGGACTCATGCCTGTGCGCTTCAAAAGAGTCATCCTGAAGCCTTAGCAAGGCTCGCCCCGCATCCACGCCACGTCCGTCATCCCAGCCACGGATAAATTCACCCCGTAGATCCGGTAGTTTATTTGTAGGATAAGCCTTTGCCAGATTGGGGTACATTTCAGAAGAAAATGCTGCGCCGTTACATTTCAGCCACCCTGCTGGCGGTGTGGCTGAGGGCCACGGAACGGGCACACCAACGGGCAGCGCCGAGCCTTCCCCCAAACCAACGTTTCTATGCCGCTCTTACGATGTAATTAAATGCAATATTACGCGGACGAGCTGATACATAAGCCCACCAGTCATATTTTTGTGCACCTTTACTGGATGCATCAAATATCCACTTTTTGCCATTTATGGCCCCCCATTGATTAGAGCTTAAAGTGTCACCAAATCCGTATTGTGTTGAGCTGAGTGAACTGATATCCCCAGTATCATTATCATCAAAACCGGAGACGATAGTGCCTTCCTGAAATGAAAGTATCTCTCGTCCTGCATCAATACCTCGTCCGTCATCCCAGCCACGAATAAACTCACCCCGTAAATCCGGTAATTTATTCGTGGGGTAAGCCTTTGCCAGTTTGGGGTACATTTCAGAAGAAAATGCTGCGCCGTTACATTTCAGCCATCCCTCTGGCAGTGTTGCTGACGGCCACGGAACAGGTACACCAACGGGCAGTGCAGAGCCTTCCCCCAAACC